ATACCGCCTCTGGTGGTATATCTGTGCGCACCGAGAAAATCTCGGTGACAGGTTCTTGCAGTTTCCAATATCCTACACTTCATTGTGATATACCTCGACCTCTGCACTTGTATTGCCCTGCTCCTATCACTGTAATTCTTTATATAAGAAAAGCACTTAAGATTTTTCCTAAGTGCTTCTCATAATGTCTCCTAACTGGCGATTCCTTAATGTTTCATCAATGATATTACCCATTTCTCAAATTACTTATTTCTTGCTCCAATGTTCTGATTTCTCTTTCAAGTGTATTATGTTCCGATTTTTTAATAGAAATTTCTTTTTCCATATCTTCTACTTGGCTACTTTTTAGCTGTAGTTCCTGTTTCAATTCAGTAACTTCTGCATCCAAGGTTTTTATTTCTTCTTCCGCCTTTTTCTTACCAAATATTTTCTTTTCTAACTTTGAGATTATTTGTTCTTTGTCAGAAATACGAAAGTTCATTTCTAACTGTTGTTCATCCAAAGATTTTTTTTCCTTTTCTAACGCTTGAATATCTTTACATATACTTGAAATATTTGATAAAATTTCATCAATCTTCTTTTTATTGATTTCTACTTGTTTATATTCTTCTGGGTGTGTTTCCCAATATTGTCTATCCGCAATTTCCTGTTCCTTTTTTTTCTGTTCTTCTTCTTTTTTTCTTTGAGAACTTCGCTGTTGTTCACGTTTTCTCAAGAAATCCTGCTTGAACTGTCTACCATTATGATTTTTTTCCCAATCATCCAATGCAAGAGTCCACCCGCTTTCATTTAATGTGTCTATAACTGACATCGGCAAACCCTTAATAATGATGTTGTAGATGTTCCAGTTTGAATTGATAAATGGCTCACCTGGACTACTGAAGAAATCTGTATATCTTTTCACACATTTATACCACATATCATTAAACGCAATCGCTAATTGCTTTGTTAAATTCTGAAATTCTTGATTATTGTATATAACTTCTTCACTTAAAACTTCCTTAATTCTTGAAACATGCAATCCCTGTAACCCTGCAATAGTTTTATATATATTATCTTGTTCTATCATCTGGTTCAAGAAAACACCTGGATTTAACCTTCCCATTCTCACCAAATTGTTTCCCATATCAAACAATTCTTTAAATCCCGAATAATTTGAAAATAGTTTTTCACCTTCTTTACACATCTTACAACTCATCTGGAGAACATATGTATAAACTTCTCTTTCTGCAAAATCTCTTTCATCATCTGCTACACTTTCGAGAATATCCTTAATCAACTCTACTAATTCCACACATAATTTGTCCTGTTTGACTGTTATATTTCCGGCTCTTTCACCATCTTCACGCAAATATTGCCATGATATTGACTGTGCATCTAATACCAAATTATATTTTTTCATTTTAGCAATCTTGGCTTCTATATTGCTTTGTGCGGTTTCTATTACCCCTTCAAATCTTGTTCCACACTTTTGGCAAAACAGCATATCATCTTCCATCGGATTTCCACATTTGGCACAATATTTCATATATCAATCCCCTCCTAAATCTTAAACTTATAACCGCAATTCATACAGGTTATGACGGTATTATTTGCACCAATACCACCGGCTAATAAACCAACTCCCCCTAGTAGTACCGCACCGGCTACTGCTTTTCCAACACCAAAACCTTGTTTTCCTCCCGACAGTGAAGTAGAACCACATTTAGGGCATTTTGCTTGTGCATCAAACTGCCTTCTTTGTTCATCTAATTGTCGTTGCTGCTGAATAATCTGTGCTTGCTGTAAACGCACCATATCAGATGGCATATCTAAATCATTTTTATAATCCATAATATCCATTACTTCAGTGTCTGTATTTACCGGAACTATATCTCTCTTTTCAGTTTTGACAAACGATTTCCCACAATATCCGCAAAATGTACTTTCAATACTATTTTTCTTTCCACAATAAGGACAATATTGTATTTGCTGTACTGGTTCTTCTTTCGATTCTTGCAAAGGATACCCACAATGAATACATACAGGTGCTTTATCAGATATTTTCCCCCCACATTCAGGGCACTCAATCAATGCCATACTTATTCCTCCTCGTTAATAAGTCGATATTCAATTCGTGTCTGATACTGTAATACCAAATCACACAAACTGATTATAATCTGTTCTCCATCTGGCTTAATATTTTGGGGGTTGACATTATCTATGCTTACCCTGTCTATTGTTACAACACCTGCAAAACAATCTATCACACCATTTTCTTGTTTTTTTTCAAAAATAGTATTCGCAGTCATCTTGTATGTTTGCTTTTTTAATTCTTGATAGTATGATTTAGGTATAGACAAAGAATCCACTGTCAATGGTGTTTGTCCATTTGCTTTACCTTCTGATATGTATGGAAAAAGTCGTTTATAAAACCGATCATTTTTCTCCATTCGACTATTAAATCTTTTATCTTCATTGTTTATATTTGTAAATAGGATATTTGTAAAATAACAATTATCAAATTCCATAAAATCAACCCTCCAATAATTATATAGTTAATTTTATTATACTATATATATCCCCCACTTTCCAGCATTTTCTACACGAATCGAGAATCTTGAACCATCTTTTAGGTAAATATGCACAACATCATTTCTATCATCAGCAGCCAAATCCTGTATGGGTAGATTTTCAGTTTCATTAAGAATATCAAACAGTTTGTCCTTAAATTCGTTTATTTCCAATTCTTATGTCGCCACCTTATTTATACTACTTTATCATATTTTATCCTACTTTTCAATAGAATGTAGTATAAGGTGGTATTATTTGCATAAGGTAGGTGATTGAATGAAACCGTTAAAAAATAAGGTAAGTATTACTCTGGATGAAGATATTATTGAACGTGTAAGGGAACTGGCAGAAAATGATGATAGGTCATTCAGTCAGTATATAAACATGGTATTAAAGGAATGGGTCAATGAGATTGATAGGACTGCTGAAAAGTAGTCCTTATTTTTTGCCTGTGGGGATTTTTAGGATTAAGGGAAAAAAACAAAAAAATTTAGGGGCGACACGCCCGGAACAGTTGTTGTTTTCTCCTTGTTAGTCATACCTAACTAATTTTCAAAAACAGAGCAAATTCACAAATCCTCGAATAAATTTGTTCTGGCAATTTGTACAAAAATATGCTCGCATTTTCTCCATATTGCACAACTGGTAGTCATTTAGATTTTTGTACAAATTGCACAACGATTTTTCACAGTCGATTTTTCGGCTCTGATACGGTCAATCACATGCTGATTTGCCCTAAAAATGGCATTTTGAACCCCCAAAATCGCTTATAGGACTACGAATCCTACGAAAGTTTGGCAGTAATTGATTATTTTACCGCCTATTTTGGCAATAAAAGATTCGTTTTATCGGGAAATCTGTCGGAAAAATATTGAAATACCGACAACCAAACAAATGTTTGTTAGACCATCATGGACTATCATTGGAAAAATGTTGATTTTTGCAAGGTTAGATGCCCTTATCTATGAAGAAAACTGCAATTTTTTTCAGTAATAGCACCTGACTATGCCTGATTTGCTCAAAATCCTTGAATTTTTAACTGGATATGCCATTTTTCCGTATTTTTGAGCGTTTTGAGTGTCCATTTTTGGTCTTTTGAATTGTCTGAATACATCATAAATAGTGTGCATATTTAGGTGGAAATCTCATAACTCCCACCCAAACATACTTCCACCAAACAGCGTATCTATGCTACATTGTCCTTATTATCGCTATCTTTAGACCCTTCTCCATTTGGAGAACACTCTACATTCTCACCACTTAACCGCTTCTTTTCAACCTCTACATCAGGAATTAACTCGCTCTTTTCCATTATTGTTTCCTTAGAAATTGCACCCATTTCTTGAAGTGCTTTCAAGTTAGCAATCATTTCAGTAGATGCAACCGGCATAGACACATTGTAGATAACATCTACATCACTCTCAACCTTAATCCCTTGCATTGCAAGTATCTTTTGAAACCGTTTGAACCGTTCCTTAAAGCCGATATTCAGCCACTTCTTGTTTTCATCAGCATACACACTAGCCATCATTAGGAGTATCTGCATGGAAACTTCTGAAATGTTAGCAATATTCGTGTTAGAACCCAACACAGACGGAATACAAGAAATATCATTCAGAAATTGCTTCATATTATCCAGATACAGTTTAATCGTGTTGTAGTCAATATTACAGTTAGCATACTTGAAGTCGCCCACATCCAAATTCATAACATAACCAACCGCATCTGCCGGAATACTCGATTCAATCCGTTGTCCTATTGCAACTGGCATAGGATTTAATGTGTTCACATAGATACTATCGCCTAATTTGCTCATAATATCTTCAAGATCGTCCATTATCGGCTTAATATCTGTCAGTAGAGCAACACCAAAATTATAATCTTCATCATTGAAATTATGGTAGTGAATAGGTAAACCAACACTCCTATCAGTAGATACTAAATGTTCTTCGCCACCCTCATTTGTCCAATGCTCCACATAGGTAGGATAATAAACATCCCAAAAAGAAATCGCCGTATAAGCATCA